CGTGCAAGGGCTCGTCCAACCCCCGTTGCAGCGAATGCTGCACATCACCTCTTTTATGCTCTGCCTAAATTCGCCAGAATCTGGTAGATTGTAGCGGTGCAGAATTCGCTGAACTAATCGTTATGCGCCAAATAGTCTCTGCCACACAGTCAGTTTTGCTTTGCGTGTTATATCTTCACAGCAAATTTTATCTGCTTCGTAAACGTCCATCGCAGTGTTGTAATAATCAGCACCAAGTACCGTAGTGACCATCCGGTTAAAATACTTTCTCAGGCTCCGGTATTGCAGTAGGGCTACACGGTTTTCTTCATAAAACTGTCTATAAAACTCGTAACCTTTATCTTCCATCTTTCCCTCCCTTGCGCATAACAACCCACTCCAACGGACAGCCTACGGCTGCCGCTGAGTCCAAACGGTTATGCGATTAATCGTAATCACCAAGAATATGGTTTTCTATTGCGGCCTTACAACTTTCAATACCATCTTCTATTGGCCCTGCAGTAAAAGTATCGCAAAATATTTCACCGTTTGGCGCTATAGCGTGATAGTAAGTTAATGCTTCACCTTCAAGGGATTCATCAACTGATACCTTCCATTTGTACTCGCCGTAAGTTCCGCTCACTTCTTTAGCCAGGGAATATAATTCACTCATAACTTTTGCTTGACCTCACGAAAATGGTTCCCGGTTTCCGCATAACAACCGCATCAACCGGACTGCGCCGGTTATGCAAAAGGTTATGTCGCTCTTTCTTGTTCCGCTTTAACTTCCTGTTTTGCTCTGCGAACAGAAAAGAAACAGCGTAGAAACGGAGCAACTGGGAATATCAGAAGGTATGCAAATGCAGCAATCACATTTACAAGGGCTTCCAACAATTCCTCAAAACAAAATTCAGACAGTGCTTCCTTGTAACCGAAAAACAATCGGTATGATTTCCAGTATCCAAGTTTCGCGAGGTTTGACGGGCATTGCCTGATTTTCCCGTCATCTCTTATTAAATTATCCAAGTCCGTGCCTCCCGCAACATAACAACCGCGTCAAGGGGACTGCGCCCCTTACGCAAAGGTTATGCGTCATAAGTTCATAATGCTATTAATCGACTCAAGAGCCTTTTTGCAGGCAATACAAAGGTTATCATCCCCATTTTTTGCAGCAGTTCGCTCAGCCTGTCTAATCACATCAGCGCACTCAGCTAAAACTAAGCCAGTGTCGTTCTGTGATTGTCTAAGTAGCGTGATAATTCTGTCTTTATCCATTATCCAAGTCCTCTGCCAAGCGCATAACAACCACATCCAGCGGACAAGCCCGCTATCTTTCCCAACGCTCACGATTAATTAGTTCTGTAACATCGGTTTCTGGCTCAATGCCGCTCAGTCGATCATAAACTGTTCTGTATGCGAGCTGTGACAATCTTACTATTTGTGCTCGCTGCATTCGTTCACCTCTAAAAATGTAAAAAGGGGACTCGGTTCTGTCTTGTTTTTTCTCTCCAACAAGCGTTGCCTGGCTGTTCTCCGTTCTGTTGTTACCTCCCCACTTAACAGCGCTGTATAAAACACTATTGTATTCGCGTATCAATTCCCGGGGTATCGACATTCGGGCTTTTGACAGTGCAGTTTTCACCTGTGCTATGGCTATATCTGGAACAACCAGGCTGCTATTCAACCATTTAAATACCGTGTTTTCAGTCTTGTTAGTAATACTGCATAGATCCTTGTGAGACAGTCCATTCAGCTTGAGCACTTCTTTTAAGAGGGCTGAGCGATCTCGTTTCATTCGTCCAGCCCTTTAAATTTTTGCTCAAACTCCCGATGTTTTAGCTGTTCGTTGGTTGTACCTGCGAACCACTGGTACAGAAAGCTGTCTTTATTCAACGGTGCGTCTGCATCGAGTGATGCATTGCCGCCTTCTGCAAACAGATACGCACATACTGACTGATGCAGACGCCAGAGCACGCTATTTGATTCCGGAAAATCTTCTTTAAACGCGCTTAATGTGTGATACCAGCGAATACAGCCCGGATCGTCGCCATTAATTTCATCAAAAACACTTTCGATTACCTGGTTACGCATGCTGACCAGCGCATACATTTCAGTCTCTACGTCGTCAGGGACTTTGGAGCGACCAGATTCCCAATACTGCCAGGTCCTACTCGAAACACGGCCGATAAATTCAGCGGCCTCACTGACATCGAGACAAAGCAGACGGCGCACGGCTTGCAGCTCGTAATTATTTAATTCATTCCAAGGCATTTGAATCTCCAAAAAAAAGGCGGGGCTTACCCCCGCTCTATTAATCCTATTAATCAATACACGAAATTCTATGCATTACGTATTTTTTTGAATACGTCACGACCGAACCTTTTAACAAGAGCATCTTCGCTGTATTCCAGATCGAACGCACGAAGCACTGCTGTCAGATGATCATTATTTTCATCGTCTGCCATATATCCATAGTCATCCTTTGCTTTTTCTGACTCAATAGCACTAAGCAGCTTGTCCAGATCAGAAGTGTTTTCGTAGTATTCTCTAGCAAGCTTGGTGGCTTCTTTTCTAAGAGCATTTGTTACTGTGTAGTCATCATCCAAAAAGCGCAACATTTCTAAACTTTGATCAGCGTCACAGCCGAAGCCGCCCGCCTCCTGCATTCCCCATTCATTAAAAGCACGCATTCCACATGTTCTTTCTTCAGTCTGGAAAACAATATGGAAATATTCAGAATCGCCGTTTTTATTAGTCACTGAAACGTCCATGTCTACCTGGAACCCATCGAGCACTATGCAAGCTGGCGTTGCTGCATTTTCAAACAGAGAGAAAGAGACAAAATCGTCAAAAGTTTCAACAGATTCGATTGAGAAGGAAGTTTTCATTATTGTCACCTTTTTTGTGAGTGGTTCGGGCTGTTCCCGCAACCTGTAATTTCATTATATGTTCGCATTTGCGAACATGCAAGTTTTTTTTCATACGGTTGAAACTCTGCAGCGAGTTGACATTCAAGGGACACAGGGACATACTGAACCCTAACGTGTGGTTTTTGCGCCTTGATATTTTCAGGCGTTTTGCACCCGAAGCAGATATACGGCTCCCCCCTGGTATTAACCGGCTGGGGAGTTTTTTTATTCCCGAATTGTTCCCAATAACCGGCTCAGGCTTCCCCGCTTGTAGCCGGTTTTTTTATTTGAGTATCTATCATGCTTCTGACATTAGAGCGCAGCTATCTCCAGCACTGCGTTATCGGAGAATTGCATGTTCCTGGCTTTCACACCTACGCCACCATCGAACGACCGTGGCGAGGCAATGAACGCAATATCAGCTGTATTCCTGAAGGGGTTTATAACTGTGTACCGCACAATGGCCAGAAGTTTAAAAATGTCTGGCGATTAGAAAATGTTCCTGACCGGTCAGCGATCCTGATTCATGTCGGCAACTATGCCAGGGAAGTGCAGGGCTGCATTGCTGTGGGCAAGATGCTGTCTGCCACCGATTACATGGTACAGAATTCAGCTCAGGCGATGGATGAATTGCGCGGTTATCTGCCTGAGACCTTCCAGATCCGAATTACAGTAAAGCACCCGGAGTATCCATAAATGATCGGCTGGCTTGGAGCAATCACCGGGTTGGTAGGCAAGGCCATTGACAAGGCGATACCCGACAAGGATCAGGCGAACCAGCTCAAGGCCAGCATCAACAGCCAACTGATTACCCTGGATAAGAGCGAGCTGGAACAGGCCGGTAAAATCATTACCGCCGAGGCGAATGGCGAAAGCTGGTTGCAACGCAACTGGCGACCATTGACCATGCTGACATTTACCGGGTTAGTAGTAGCGCACTGGCTAGGCTGGACCGCAGAAAACCTTTCAGAAAGCCAGATCATTGCATTACTGGAGATTGTAAAAATTGGCCTTGGTGGTTACGTCGTAGGCCGTTCCGCTGAGAAAGTGATGAAGCAGTGGAGCAAAAAGGCATGAGCGACAACTGGCAGGCCCGCATTGAAAATAAATTAGATCAGCTGACAGAAGTGGTAGTAGCGCTGGCTAAACACGATGAGCGCATTACAAATCTATCAAAACGCCAGGACAGAACAGAAGAGCGGTTAGATAAAACAGAAAGCCTTGTAGATCGGAATACGATTATTGCCAAGGCGGGGCAGTGGGTAACAGCGTGCATAGTCGGCGGTATTGTCGCTACGGTTATACGCCAGGTTATTACAACGCTATGAAATTAACAGCACTGGCAATCGTTCTACTGATAACAGGATGCCAGAGCTACACCATTGCACCTGAAGTAAACCGCATTAAAAACTCAGCCGTTCGGGAAGCCTATAAAGCCTGTTCCATTGACGCGCAGATTAACGGCAGTGACGAAGAAGCCTGTAAGCAACGGGTTATCAAAGACCTGATTCAATTCGGCAACCAGGTATTGATCAACGCCAAGTGTGTGAAGCAGTACGAGGTAAAGAAGGATAAGCAGTTATGACCGGCAAGCGTAAGAGTATCGACTGGGAAGCTATCGAGGCAGACTATCGCGCCGGTCAGTTGTCTATTCGTGCTCTTGCTGACAAACATGGCACTAAAAACAGTACTGTAAGGAGTAGGGCGAAAAAGGAAGGATGGGAAAGAGATTTAAGTGGTCAGGTAAAGCAGGCTGCAAAAAACAAACTTTCGCGCACAGTTTCGCACACCTCTGTCGCTCAAATAGGTGAGCGAGAAATTGTAGATCAGGCCAGTAATGAGGCGGTTACACTGGTACTCATGCACCGCCACGGTATTGCAGAGTATCGCCAGATTGCCGCCCGGTTATCCGCCTACCTGATGGATGCTGAGATTACCAACGACAATCACCAGAATATTGCCCGGTCACTAAACAGCGGTATTGATGCACTGGCGAAAGCGATCAAGCTGGAAAGGCAGGCGTTCAATCTGGACGACAACGAGGATAAAGGTTCTGACCTGGCTGCATTGATGGACAGTCTTGAGAGTCAGGACATAGCTGTCGAATGAGTCCTGCCGAGCTTAAAGCCAAGTTGTCAGATCGTTGGTGGCGACTCAATCATTTGTACTGGATTGAAGACGAACACGGTAAGGCGATTCAATTCAAGCCAAGGCCGCTACAGACTCACTTTTACAACAATATCTGGTACTGGAACAACATACTGAAAGCCCGGCAGCTGGGGTTCAGCACATTCATTGATATTCTGATACTGGACTCAGCCCTGTTTATCCCTAACCAGCGTTGCGGGATTATCGCTCACACCCGGGACGACGCCGAGGAGCTGTTCAGAACCAAGATCAAATTCGCCTATGACCATCTACCGGATGAGATCAAGGCAGCAAGGCCAGCGGATACCAGCCGGGCGCAACAACTGGTATTCAGTAACGGCAGCAGTATCAAAGTCGGGACCAGTATGCGTTCCGGCACGATTCAATGGTTGCATATCTCTGAGTACGGGAAGATATGCGCCAAGTTCCCGGAGAAGGCTAAGGAAGTCAGGACCGGTTCATTCCCTGCTGTTCACGAAGGTTCGTACTGTTTTATTGAGTCAACGGCTGAGGGCGTGGGAGGCGACTTCTACGACCGTTGCCTGAAATCCATGAGCCACACTGGCAAGCTCAACAAGAAGCAAGCCCGGTTCCATTTTTATGCCTGGTTCGACGATCCCAAGTACGCCATGACACCTGCGCAAGGCTGGACACCGGACGAACGGGTTAAGAAGTACCTGGATGAGAAAGAGCGGGAAACGGGGACAACTTTCACGCCAGAGCAACGCTACTGGTACGAAGTGACAGAATCCACCTATGGTAATGAGATGCCACAGGAGTACCCGACAACGCCCATTGAGGCGTTCTTGTTCTCAGGACGGGTTAGATTCCCAAGTCATCATATTGCGCTGGCCAAGGCTGAGTGTATGGCACCGAAGCACCGTTACCAGCTCACTACTCAAAGCCTGTTACCGGACGACAACGGCAAGCTGGAAGTATGGTACAAGCCAGAGCCCGATATGCACTACGCTATTGGTGTTGACGTGGCAGAGGGGCTGGTAAACAACGATTACAGCGTATTCCATGTGGTAGACCGTGACGGTTATCAGGTTGCTAAATGGCATGGACACGTAGAGCCTGATGAGCTGGGCAGTATGGTTAATCAGGTAGGCCGGTTCTACAACAACGCACTGGTAGGGGTTGAGCGGAATAACCACGGACTGACAACCATTACCCGGTTACGTGATTTGAACTACCCCAACCAATTCATACAGAAAGACCCGGAACACCGAGCCGGGGAGAAGCTGACCAAAAAGATTGGCTGGCTGACAACCAGCAGAACCAAGCCGCTAATGATTGACCACCTGGCAGAGCTGTTACGGGATGAATGCCACGGTATCGCCTGTCATCGCACGGTCAGCGAGTTGCAGACCTACGTTATCGACGACGCGGGCAAGACCAACGCTCAGGACGGTTGCTATGACGATGAAGTGACCAGCTACGCAATCGCCCAGCAGATGCGGCTGCAACTGCCCAAAATGAAACGAGCAATCCCTCAATCCAACTTCAAGCCAGGTAAAGCCGGTTACGCCTAATGTACTCACCGACAGAAGATATGACAGCGGTACAAGTGCCGAACACTGACGCTGAAGCACTGGAGCAGGCCGCGAACGAGGCATTGCGGATTAAAGACGCACTGGCAAGAGACCTGCATCAAGAGTGGAGCCGACGCAAGGAGGCGAGGCGGGAGATTGAACAGGAGTGGATAGCGGCCCTGCAAGCCATCAAAGGCGAACACGACGCAGACACACTATCAAGAATGGCGGAAAACGGGCAGCTGTCACGTATTTATGTAAAAGTGACTCTCACTAAAGTCAACGCTGCCTATTCCCGTTTGATTGACCTTCTGTTCAGTCAGGTTGATTCATTCTGGGATATTGTGCCAAGCCCCATGGCCACACTACCGAAAGCAGTCAAGCTGGTTGTCCGTAAGCAGGCTAAACAAATGGCCACCGTTCAGGCCGTGCAAGCCCCGATACCAGCAGAAGCCAAAAGCCAGATGGTGGCGCAGCTGGAAGGCGAGCTGTATGAAAAGCTCACCGAGGCCATTAAAGCCGACTCACTGGAAAGCGCAGAGAAAGCCTGTACCGCCATTGCCCGGCAGATCAAAGACTACTTAATCCAGGCTCACGCACTGAAAGGGTTAAAGAAAACCGTTCGGGAAATGGTGGACCTGGGAACGGGCTGTGTGAAGACAGCAACGGTGAAGTTTTTAGAGCGTGAAGGCTGGGAAGCGGACGACGATGGCCAGTGGAATCTCACCGGGCAGAAGCAGATTGTTCCTGATGTTGAGCACGTTTCTATCTGGGAAATGTACCCGAATAACTGGAGTACCGACGCAGAAGACCCGGAAGACCCCATTAGACGCAGAGTACTAACCCGCCACGAGCTCAGGCAGTTAGCCTCAGCTCCGGCATTCGACAGCGAGCGCATTGGCGAAATTCTCACCCAGCTACCCAATGGCGACCACGAAGATTTGGAGTGGGAGCGTGAACTCAGGAACATGAATGAGTCCGACGACCGCTATCACGACGCCAGTAAACGCTATGACGTATTCGAATATTGGGGACTGGTTGATGGACAAAAGCTCTCACAATACGGTGTGCAGGTAGACGACCCGTTTATTGAGTACCAGGCGAATATCTGGTTTTGTGCTGACCGGGTGATTATGGCGCGGCTGAATCCCATGAAGCCCGAGAGTATTCCCTACAAGTTTGTGCCTTACCAAATTCTGGCTCACCGGTTCTGGGGTGTGGGTGTACCGGCAATGATGGCCGATGCACAAGCCGCAATGAATGCCAGTGTTAATGCCTTGTTGGATAACGTGGCACTCACCGCAGGCCCGATGCTGGACATTGACGTGGCCCGGCTGCCCGAATCCGTGTCCATGGAAGAGGCCAGGAAGATATTCCCATTCAAGGTGAATTTCTACGACAGCAGCAAAGGCGGTGAAGGCCCGGCAGTCACAGTCAACAACATCACCAGCAACCAAGGCCAGCTGCAAGCCGTGTTTGAAATGTTCCGGCGCTTTGCCGACGAAGAAACCAGCCTGCCCAGCTACACTCACGGCGAGCAGGGCAAAAGCATGAACAAGACCGCCAGCGGTATGTCTATGCTGATGAGCGCTGCCAATATCGCCCTCAAGTCAGTGGTCAAGAACATCGACGACTACATGACAAAGCCCCTGATCGAATCCCTGTATCACTTCACCATGCGCTGGTCTGAGATTGACGAGAAGCGCGGCGATCTGGACGTAGTAGCGCAAGGTTCAAGCGCACTGGTGGCGAAAGAGATGCAGAGCCAGAAGCTCATGCAGGTTATGTCGTTTACCGCCAACCCGGTAGACGGACCGCTCACGGATCGGCGCTACCTGCTGGAAGAGTATCTACGCAGCAATGATCTGGACCCGGATAAAGCCCTGATCTCACAGGAAGAACAATATGCAATGCAGGCTGGACAAATCAACGGCGGAGGCATTGCTGGCGCTCCGGTACAACCCGCACTACCAGCAGCTAATGACGTACCTCAAGGTCAGTCTGGAGGAAACCCACAGCCGACTGGTCAGCAGTAACGATCATCACCAGACACTCAGGCTCCAGGGTGAAGCGCGAGAGCTGCAAGACACCCTGAAGCTGATCGATCGGGCAGAGACACTACTGAACGCTCACAAGCAGTAAACCGAACACCGATTAACCCCGAAAGCCCGAAGGTTTAGCCGCCTCCGGGCTTTTTTTATGGCTGGACACGCCCCGAGCACCCGGCCCCACAACCTCAGTGGACACGCCCCGAGCACCCACAAAGGAGAAAAATAATGGCTATTAACCCAGAGCAGCTGGAAGCGGAAGCAAACGCAGAACTTGAAGCGATGATGCAGGTACCCGCAGACGACGCGGACACCCCGGCACCAGAGATCAAAGAGCCTGCCACCCCTGAGCCAGCGAACAACCCTGAGCCTAAACCACCTGCACCCGCAGACACGGATAGTGGCAACTGGGAAGAACGCTACAAAAACCTGCAAGCCCATACGACCAAGGTCAACCAGGAAGCCAGCGACCTACGCAGGCAGCTTGGAGAGATGCAGCAACAGCTAAACCAGCTCCAGCAGAGTGCCAATACCGGCACAGCAAAAGACGTTGATCTGCCAGAGCCGGATGAGTTGGACAGCGTAGCGCAAGACTTTGACGAGCTGGCACCCATGATCAAGCGCATGAAAGAGCAAGAAGCCCTTATCAAAGAGCTGAAAGCCCAGCGTGATCAGGAGCACCAGCACCGCGAGCAGGCAAGCCAGCAGAGCTTTATGGCAAAAATCGCTGAAGCGCACCCCGACCATGCACAGGTCTACCAGTCACCAGAGTTTAAAGGCTGGATTGAACGACTGCCGGGCATTGATCGAAACGCCGTAAACGCAGCATTCAGCAATCAGGGCAGTGCAGAAGACGTGATCGAAGTCTTCAACCGCTACAAGCAAGCCAGTGGACTGGGCAGCAAGCACGATCAGGCCGCAAGGGAATCTGTACCCGAACTTCGCAGCCGGTCACAACCACAAACACGAACCGCCCCCAAATTCACCTGGAGCCAGATCCAGAAGATGGACCCCGCCGAATACGCTCAACGAGAAAAAGAGATCGACGAGGCCATTATGCGCGGGGAGGTTCAGTAAACACTGAGGTAAACCACCATGTCTGTTTTTCCAAGCGGAGCCAAAGCTAACGGCCTGTCCGTTATTTATTCCAAAAAACTGAACGCCAAGTTCTACGCTGGCACTTCCCTGATGGAAATGTGTAATTCCGACTGGGAGGGCGAGATCCAGGGCGAAGGCTCCAAGGTCATCATCCGTAGCCGCCCGGATGTAGCGATCAATGACTACACAGGCACTGTCACCTATCAAGGTCTGGAGCCTGGCAAGATTGAATTGCCAATCGATCAGGCCAAGTACTACAGCTTCAAGGATGATTACATCCAGAGCTTGCAGTCCAACATCAAGGAAGTGGATGAAGCCACCCTTGATGCCTCTGAAAACATGAAGATTGTCGTAGAGACTGATGTTCATGCGGTGATGGCGGCTAATGCCGGTCTAACCTGGGGTGACACAACTGCCGGTGATGTTCTGGATAAGAGCAACGTGCTCGACTTCATTGTTGATATGGGTACGTTGCTGGACGAGAACAACGTGCCTGAGTCTGGCCGCTTCCTGAAACTGCCACCTTGGGTGTGCGGCATGATCAAGAAGTCTGAGCTGAAAGATGCCAGCCTTGCCGGTGACGGTACTTCTGCCCTGAGAACAGGCCGCTTGGGAATGATCGACCGCTTTACGATCTACAACTCCAACACACTGCCAACCGGTGGCGGCAAGTTCAACATTCTGGCAGGCACCAAGCACGCTACTGCGTTCGCCAGCCAGTTTGTGAACCACGAAACTCTCACGCTGGAGAGCACCTTCGGTAAAGGGCACCGTGGTTTGAAGGTATACGGCCGCAAAGTGGTGAAGCCTGAAGCACTGGTAATGGCGGTTGTTAAGAAGTCTTAACCGCTAAAGAGCCTAAAAGCCCGTTACTCACAAGGTATCGGGCTTTTCTATTTCTTAAACACACATCAAACAGGTATCCCATGGATATTTTCGACATTGAAACCGCTTCAAAAGACGAGCTGATTAAACATGCGATGGATATGTTCAAAGCGGAATTGAATCCAAGAGACAGGCCCCGCGATCTTCGTACCCAGGTTGCCGCCCTTTATGAAGGCAAAGGCAAAGGCAATGGTGATAAACCAGTAGCTACCCCTGCAAGCGATGACGAAGATTACGAATACTGCCTCAATCCGAAAAACAAACGGGTGCTGATTGCAGCGCCAGGTATGAAACGACTGGTGAAACAGGGCGAGCTGGTCCCCTGCGACAAGGACGGTAATCGCCTGTGAAAGTGGCCGAGCTGATTACCCGGGTACGTCAACTGTTGCAGGATGCCAGCGCGTACCGTTGGGACGATCCAACCTTGCTGGACTGCTACAACGAAGCGTTAATGTGGGTAGTTCAGCAACGGCCTGATGCTAATAGTGCTGTCATCGAATTTAACTGCGAGCAAAAGAGCCAGCAGGACAAACCGGCAGACGCTTATCGTATATTGGGGCCAGTGGACAACATCGACACCGGCAGAGTCATTCAAAGCAAAAGCATGGATGATTTAACAGCGTTCGATAGCAACTGGAGCCAGACACCCTTTGGTGGTTTTGGAAACTACGTCGAGTACATGGTCTACGACGAGCGTACACCCGATGTATTCTGGCTCTACCCCTATCCCAACGTGGCGCACACCATCAGCTTGCAGGTCAGCCGGGAGCCGGTATTAGTCACCGACGCAGCCACTACTGATATTGAGATTCCACTGATTCATCTCAATGCTCTCAAGCACTGCATGATGGCTTACGCCTATCTGACGGACGGGGAAACCGAGGGAAATCTGATGCAGGCCCAGAACTATTTGAAGCTGGCGGCGAATGACCTCAATCTGAAGTGGAACATTGACCTGATGTTCTCCCGCCCCATTGAAGGAGACACCCAGTGAGTGTACCCCTTGCTGATTTTCTGAGGCGAATTAAGCCCCACGTCAACGGCTGTCCTGAAATCACCATTGCCGACACCCTGATCGATGTGCTCAGGGATACCTGCAACACCTGTGACTTGTGGAAAGACGACAGGCAAATGGTAGTGGTCGTCAATGGCGTGAATGCCTACGAGCTGGACGCGCCCCCGGACACAGAGATCAGCAAAGTACTGTCAGTCACCCGGGAAAACGGCAACCGCTTTGATGGCTGGCACCACAACGGCAGGAATACCCTGCATATCAACTACACCCCCGGAGAAGGGCAGCAGCTCAGGCTATGGGTGACAACCTCGCTGATTCCCGCCTATGGCATTACGGAACTGCCTACATCGGTATTCAGTGAGCTGGTGTCGTTTGTCCCGTTCGGCGTCGCGGCAAGGCTGCAAGACATACCCGGCACCAACTGGTACGCCCCCGATCTGGCCAACAAAAACCAGATGAAATACCGCAGCCGGTGCAACGAGCTGAAAATCAAAACCATGGCCGGATTTACTCAAGCAAACCAGCAAGCTACACGGAGGCGCTTTGTATGATGCCCGAACGAGTTGATTTAGAGGCCTTCATTAATGGCGACTCAGCAACACTGGTGATTGATATTGTCGATAGCTCAGACGGAACCACCCCGCACCCGTTAACCGGCTGGACATTCAAGCTCACGGCCAAGCACAGCAAGTATCAGTCCGATGAAGAAGCAGTCATAGCCAAGAGCATCATCACCGACAACAGCAGCCAGGTCGTCTTTACCTTCACTCACGACGACACCAACCAGCTCTTACAGTCCGCCTACGACTACGACATTCAGGTATCCAACCCGGAGCAGGACACCGTATCCACCCCGTTTATGGGCAAGCTACGCATTAAGCGTGGCGTCACCGAGGACGCATAACACCATGGCAACGATTGGCACTTTTACGCTCAAGTTCAACACCGATGTTTCCATGGCTGGCACGTTACGGGCAGCAGTGGCACAAGACCGGGCAGCGGTAGAGCAGATCAAAACGGACATCGAGCAGATTGAGCGGGGGATTAACGCCGACCATTCCGATGTAACCGCCAAGCATGCTGATGTAGTGAAAAAGCATGGTGAGGTGGAAGCAGATCGGCAGGAAGTGGCATCAAACAAAGCCGCCATTGATTCCATTCAAGGCAACATCAACAGCCAGCAAAGCGACATTACCACCCGCCATACCGATATTGTTGATAAGCACAACGCGGTTAAGGCGCAGGCCGCACAGGTAGCCAGCAACGCGCAGGACGTTGCCAGCAACAAAGCCCACGTAACTCAGACCGTCAACAACTTCAACACCACCGCCGCCAATGCTTTGCAGTCGGTTACAGGTGAAGGCGCAAAGCAAAACACCCGCATCATTGCCCAGGGTGACACTCAGGAAGATCGAGTCATCAAAGCCAGTAACAACGAAGTGGCCAGCGTCACAAGAGAGGGCCAGACACAGCGCAACCTGATCGGCACCGCATCCGGCAATGAACAAACCGTTATAAGAAACGCGGGAGCGGCTCAGACAAATCGCGTTAAAGAGCAGGGCGACATACAAGACACTCGTATTTCGTTTGAAGGTGACATCTTAATCAACAAGGCCACAGAGCAGGCCAACAAAGCCGAGAGCGAGGCGAATCAGGCAAAAGCCATCAGGGACCAACTTCAATACCTGACAGCCCCTTCAAACTTTATTGGCAGGGCTGGCAATGCCGGATTTGGAGCAGGCGTCTGCCCTGAGCTGCCAGCTAACTTTTCAGCATTTGCAGAAACCTACAACCAGAGCGCAGCCACCTACGGCAACTACCGATACAGCGACGGCTCTATTATGGTCTGGGTGCCATTGTTCTATTACCGCATCACCGGCAATAATATAGAAATCGCATCCGAATCTGACTACGAAAACCGCGCGGCAGCCGAGGCGGATAACTTCGCACTGCACCGGGCTTTTATTGATGGCGGTCAAGTGCAGCGAGGCTTCTTCGTCGATAAATACATGGTCTCCGCCAACAATGGCGTGGCATCCAGCATTAAAGACGGTCTGCCAATGTCTAGCCATTCGGCGCATAACCCATACTCCCAGGTGGGCGCACCGAACAACTATGGCGGCAGTATTGAAGCCTGCAAAACCAGAGGCGCACAATTCTTCCCGGCCAGCCGGTTTATTCATTCGGCGTTAGCGTTGCTTTCACTGGCTCACGGCCAGGGCGCAACCAATGACGCCTATTGCGCTTGGTACGACTCGGCAGGCGCAAAGAACTACCCGAAAGGCTGCAACAACAACGCACTGGGCGACACGGATGATAATACGGTTGCCTATGAGTCCGACGGGTACAGCAATTGTGGTAAAACCGGCTCAGGCTCGCCATTTGCCAAAACTACCCATAACGGGCAGGCTTCCGGCATCGCTGATCTGAATGGTCTGATGTGGGAGGTAAGCCTTGGTATTACACGCCCCGGCACCAGCTCAGGTGACGCCACCGCAGGGAATCCCGGCGAATTCTACTGCCTGAAAGAGTCGGTAAGGATGGCTGACCTGACTAGCGGATGGAATGCGCCAACTGACGCATGGGGCGATGCTACGCACATCGCCACAGTCTATGATGCGGTTGCGCTCCCTCATATTGGGCATGCGTCCAGCTGGGTACGGTTCGGTAATAACGAGAAGCCGGTGTTATCGGCAGAAACCTCTGGGAATGGCTGGATGACTACCGGTCTTGGTATCTTTCAGCCAGATGGCGGCTCTTCCGGTGGCGCTAATCAGTTTGGCCGTGACGGGTTATACAGCTATCACCGCGCCAACCTTTGCCTTCTCTCCGGTGGCAACTGGGCCCATGGTTCGATTGCGGGTGTGTGGTGTGCGACTCTCAGCAACTCTCGCCACTACTCGGGCAGCCATGTTGGGTGCCGGGCCGCCTGTTATTTGTCTTAAGGCGCGGTAGCGCCGGTATGTTATTATGTCAATCCATTCCGAGGCAGAGCTGCATAGAAAATATGTGGCTTTTGCCAAGCTGTTAAATATTTACCTGAACCACTTCCCGAAACATGAGAAGTACGCGCTATCACAGCGCATCAGGGATACCGCCTACGAAGTTTACGATTTAATCACCGAGGCCCAGAAGCGGTATCATAAAAAGACCACGCTCACCAATCTGGATATACGTCACCAGCAGCTCAGAATGCAATTAAACCTTGCCAATGAGCTGGAGTATTATCAATTCAAAGACGGCAGGAGGTACCCCGATAATCCAGCCGAGGTAGCCGCCAAGCGCTATCTGGCTATCAGTCGTCACGTTGACGAGCTTGGCAGAATGATCGGTGGCTGGCTGCAAGCTGAAAAAGCCAAGCAGTCAACCACCAGTTAGCAGGAAAGGGCAGCGCCTCAAAATGCTTTGCCTTCTATCCGGTGGCAACTGGAACAATGGTTCGATTGCAGGTGTGTGGTGTGCGAATCTCAACAACTATCGCCACAACTCGAACAACAATGTTGGGTGCCGGGCCGACTGTGAAACACTTCCTCATATTCCTGACGGAAACAGTGGAGCACAGGGATGCGCTGTCCTGCGTTACGCGAACTCTGTTAAATAAAGCCCTTTTAGTAGCTTTATTATGATGTTGAACACCGGGCTTTATTATCTTGAAACGAATCGGTTATTTATTTGAACAGGCATTCAGCCGGGACAATTTGTACCAGGCTTATCTGGACGCCAGGAAGGGCAAGCGCAATAAACGGGCTTGCTTTCAATTTGAATTAGCCCTTGGGCTGAATCTCGAAAATATTTATCAGGAGTTATGGTCAGGTCGCTACCGGCCTAAGCCTTACTTTCAGTTTACGGTTTACGAGCCGAAAGAGCGCACCATTTACGCCCCAGCTTTTCGGGATGTGGTGGTGCAGCACGCTATCTATCGAATCATTTACCCGATCTTCGATAAAACCTTTATCAACACCAGCTTTGCCTGTCGCATAGGGTACGGAAGCCACAAGGCCAGCGAAGCGGCACAACAGATGTTGCGGCAATGCCAGCCAGACGACTACACGCTGAAGCTGGATTTAAGAAAGTTCTTTTATCGCATTGACCGGGCAATCCTTGAAAAACAGATCAGGCGCAAACTGAAAGACGAGCGACTGATTAGGATAATGATTCAATTCGCTGAATACCCGGAGCCAGTCGGTATTCCAATCGGCAATTTACTCAGTCAGATTTACGCATTGATCTATTTGAATCCGCTGGATCAATACATCAAACGGGAGCTGAAAATTAAGCGTTATCTCAGATACGTGGACGATTTTATTCTGATCGGCCTGAGTCGTGATCAATGCCTGGATTATCGTCAACGGATTATTCAATGGCTGGATGCCGAGCTGAACATGACGCTGTCAAAATCCAGTATTCAGAAAGTTAAAACCGGTTTGAATTTTGTCGGGTTCAGAACCTGGCAAAGCAAGAAGTTTATCCGCAAGCATTCGCTCTATAAATTCAAACAGTCAGTCAAGAAAGGCAAGCTGGAAAGCTGCATTTCCATCCTTGGCCATGCCAAACAAACCGCCTCGCTCAACCACTTACTCAACTACGCAAAAGAGACGCGCAATGACATCTATCGTTCGTTACCGCAAACATATCACCGCTTACACAATCATCGAATTACATCAGCCGGAATCCGAGAGCGGCGACAGGCTGACAACCGAGCTGGCCACGCTTAATGATGGCTTTACTTATATTGCTGTGCCTGATGGCGTAGTTCTGCCAGTGCAACCGGACGAGATCAGGCCTGAAGAGGTTGTTTTAACCTATGAGTTGCGAGAGCAAATCAAGTACGAAAGCCCCCATGTCAGACTGATTAATAAGCGTATTGTAGAGAAGATTCGCCAGCGTTACAGCGCAGACGATGAGCGCAAATACACGGCTGATACCATCAATAGCGAGATTTATGGTCAACAGTTGAGCCAATCACAGATAGTAAAGCGTGATGCTTATATACAGTATCGTAATGAGTGTGTCAGCTGGGGCAAAGAACAGAAAGAATTGCTGGGGTTAGCGTAATGCCCAAACTCCAAGTCAAAACATTTTCGGGAATGACCCCGAAACTGGACGACCACCTGTTGCCCGAAAACGCCGCAGCGTTAGCCGAGAACTGCAAACTGACCAACGGCACTCTCAGAGCCTACCGCCAGCCTGCATTAAGCCACACGCTACCCACCACCGCCGACAGCGTTCACCTTTACCGTGATGCCGATCAGGAATACTGGTTCAGCTTTAACGGCGATGTTGATGTAGTGAACTCCCCCATTGCCGACGATGCCAACAACCGCGTTTACATGACCGGCACCACCAAGGGCGCACGATACACCGATAACATTCTGGCACTCACTGGCGGCAGCGATTACCCGGTCAACTCCCGACAGCTTGGCATGCCGGAACCGGACAAAGCCCCCGTTGTCACGGTTGAAGGACTGCCGGAAGGCATCGACGCCCAGGGATTAGAGGCAAACCTCAAAGACCATGACGCAGAAGCGGAAGGCTTTACCTATTACGCCACCGACACCCGCCTTGTGTACGTGAAGAACTCCGACGATGCAGCCGATTGGAGCGAGGGCAAAGACTGGGAAAATGACTTCTTTGCCGAAACTCGATTCTATGTAACAACCTGGGTAACTGAGGATGGCGCAGAAGGTCCGCCTTCTTTACCCAGTGGCGAGGCTACATGGAAGAAAGGCCAGACAATCAAGCTGGAAGTAGACGACAGCCCAGGCAGTATTGACCTGAGCATTACTCACTTTCGAGTGTACGTCACAAGGGGCGATGGTTACTGGTGGTTGTGTGAAACGGTCAAGTACGGAACCGATACAGCAACAGATATACCCGTAGGCCAAACCACGGTATACGACGAAACCCCAACGGAAGACCGACGAAGCCAGCTTGTTACGACCAACTGGCAAGCACCGCCTACCGATCTGAAAGGCTTAACACTGCTACCCTATGGCACCGCCGCAGGATTCAAAGGCAAAGAGTTGTATTTCTCAGAGCCTTACCACCTCTACGCATGGCCGCCACAATATCGGCTGACCCTGGAATACGACATTGTTGCGATAGTCGCCGCAGGCAATAGCCTGATCGTCACTACCAAAGGCAACCCGTATATCTGTTTTGGCACCGAACCGGCAGCAATGACGCTGGAGCGCATCGACGCCAGCCAGGTATGCACCAGCAAGCGCTCGATGGTGGATATGGGCTATCAGGCCATGTATGCCAGCCCTGATGGCTTGTGTGCCATTGCCAGCGGCTCTCCGCAGCTGGTCACGCAAAACGTTATCAACCCGGAAGACTGGCGAGACAGCTATCACCCGGAGCAGATACGCGCCTATTTCCATGATGGGAAGTATTACGGATTCAACGACACTGGCGGCTTTATCTTCGACACCCAGACAGGCAGCCTGACCAATCTCAGCACCACCGCAGACAGCGGCTTTGCTGACCTTGAAACCGATTCGCTGTATATCCATACAGATGATAAAATCAGCAAGTGGGATGCAGGCACCGACAGACTCCGGTATCGCTGGAAAAGCCGAGAGCACCAAGGCACGCCGATCAAGCTGAACAGTGCCAGGATACAAGCGGCCAGTTATAACGATCTGCGATTCAAGCTCTATCGGGATGGCGTTGAGGTGATGGACATTGCCGTACTGAACGACAAAGGTTTTCGGCTTCCCATGGGCATTGGTTCAAGCTGGCAGTATGAACTCAGCGGTACGGACACCGTGTATTCCGTCACACTGGCATCAAGCATGAGTGAGTTATAAATGGGCTACCCCGCATTACCCGGCAGTGTTGACCGTTATGTACGCCAGATGCTTGATACCATGGCAGGGCGTACCGGCAGCGTAGGCGATCAGGTTGTCACCATCAAAGACCTTGCTCAAATCGGTCTGGTGAATGCCAACCCCAATATTCTGAACAGCCAGAACAGCGCCAACAAGCAGATTACCGATGCTGTCACCAGGCCGCCAACGAACGACGCTGGCAATGTGATCCTGCCGGAAACCGAACCGGCAGACCCACCCACCACACCGGAAGGCTTAAACACCACCGGCACATTCGGCGCAGTGATTCTTTCATGGACTGCACCGAACTACGCTGGTCACGCTTACACCGAAGTACACCGGGCGCAGATCGACGACCCGACACAATCACAACTTGTTCACCAGGAACCGACCAGCAGCTATGCAGACGTTACCGGCAACACCACCACACACTACTACTGGCTCAAACACATCAACAAAGACGGAGCCAAAAGCCAGTTCAATCAAGTGGCCGGAGTCGCAGGCGCAGGCACAGCCACCATCTCCGTTGATGATCTGGTACTTGAACACCCTGAAATACTTCAACAGCCCTTTACCGTCATCGACAACGGCTCAGGAGTCAACCCCCGATATGTAATGGCGCTCAATGGCGATATTGCCATTAATGGTGCGGTGAACATCAGTCAGCTGGTCAGCGGTGAGCTGGCTAACGGCACAGCCTTAACCGTAGGGCAGAACAGCATTGAGCTATCCACCGCCAGCGATGGTACCGGCCAACTGATCATTGCCGGGCAAGGCGGTATCCAGAACAACGACTACATGATTATGAACGCAGGCCGCATTCAGGCTTATGTGTTTGTACCAGGCGTTGGTCATGTGCCGTACAAAGAAGTAAAGCGGGTAGAGACCGGCACCGCCAACTCAGGGCAACAGGTAAAGATACCGGCTTACTTTCGCAGCCAGCCCACTATCCACCTCTACCCAAGGGATATGAGCGTATACAACGCCGACTACCCGAACCAGTCGCAAAAGATCGAGATGTACTACAGCGCTCCGCAGCCACACCCGACAGAAGATGGTGCATGGTTGTTTACCCCCTTTGCCAAGCTGGTATTGGCCGCGGGCAGTGAGACCGCATCCCCCGGCTGGACCTATGCAGGCAGCAGTAACAGCCAGACGTGGACCTCCACCAATATCAGCAACCTGAAAGGCGTCACCGTCTACTGTCGCGCAGCCAGCTTCCGGCGTACCAGCGGCACCACCTACAACAATCGAAAGGTAACGGTTTACCTGGATTACAAGCTCAGCAGCAGTTCATCGTGGAGCGTTGGCGGCAGCGAAGTGGTTAATATTGATAAATTTACCACTCACTCAATGAGCCTGGGCAAAGCCTTGTCGCAGAATAAATACGACATTCGTGTGCGTTTTGTGGCAGCGGATCGCAGCGGGACGTTCAGTGACGGTAATCCAACATACGACTACACCCAGGCGAACAAGACCGGCAGCTCATGGAGCAAGACCAATGAGCCAACGGGCAGTGCCAGAACACAGACTCAGTTTATTACCATCAATAACCACGCGCTGTCTGGCTGGGAGATCACCCGGATAGACTACAGGGCAACCGTGGATATCACGCTGAAGGTGCGAAACCTGTTCACCCGTAACAGCAGTTCAGGTTCTATGTTTCGAGGCAAGGCCAGAGTCAGAATACCCAATAGCAGTGGTGGTCATTCCACCTATGAAGCAACCACCAAGAGCAGTTATGTGGATTTTGGCAACCCTTGGGAGACCTACAGCCACAACAATAAATCCATCAGCTGGAGTGATACCAGCTATAAAGACGGCAAGATTTACCCGGCAGTGGAGCTGTATGGCAACAAGGCCGGTTACACGCAGAGCAGTAGCAGCGGGAGCTACATACCCTCTAGCCATGCTTATGTTTCAGTGAAATCGGTATCGGCCACCGTGTACTACCGCAAGCAGCAATCCAACCCTCAAACCTACAACAACTACTACATGGACTCAGCCAGGTATGACAAAAGCGCCACTGACATATCATTGGATAATGCCGTGGTAACGTGGATGGCCACCTCAGACAATTAACTCAGGAGATAACCGGCAATGGGCGTCAGAAAAACCCAGGGTATGACATACCATTCATACAATCCGTTCAACAGCAGCGGCTCCATACCGAACGCACTGAATTACACCCAGGGCTTATACGACGATATGGGCCTTGATTTTGATTACGGCTTTGACACCCCTTCAGAGTACACCCGGTTTGATCAGGACCAGATCCGGGAGAACCTGTATCTCGATCAGCGAGAAGGTTATGCGGAGGATATGTTTCAGCTGTTTGACCAATACAGGCCACAGCTGGAACACATCGCAGACAATGCCGGGGTATCCGGCGCAGAGCTAAGCAACGCACTGGCCGACAGTGGTGCGCGATACAATGCCAACTATGACGCCATGATGGCAGAATCAAACCGGGCATTGCAGCGCATGGGCGTCAACCCCAATTCAGGCCGTTATGCAGCGATGACCACAGGCAATGCATTAACCAAAACGGCAGGCTATAGCGCCAATCAGAACCAGGTGCAGCAGATGGCCAGACAGCAGGATATGAATGAACGAATGCAGGCGGCGCAGCTTGGTTTGGGCATTGGCTCCCAGGGCGCGAATATGTACAACCAGATGGGCGCTCAGATGCAGTCTGCCCAGCAGTTCTACGACCAGATGGGCGAGCAGGCAAGGCAGTTTAACGCCTCCGGCAAACTGCAAGCCAACAACCAGCAGCTCCAGATGCAGAACCAGATATTCAACCAGGCGCAGCAGCGATGGGATAACGGTCTGCACATGAGCTATCGCACCAACCCGTTAACCGGCGCTTCTGAACACGAAGAGTACAGCTACGGATTCTAACCCGGGAGGACAACTGAAATGGGCGCACGATACGACGATGTAGGAAAGCTGGCCAATGCCGCTTATGAACAGCGGGTACTGGCGGTTAATGGGCTGGGACCCACCCGGCAGGAGCTGATCAATCAACGGTTGGCAGGGCAGAGTTACGATCAGGGCAGGCTGAGAGAACAGGGCATCAAGAACGACGCCGCCGAATTTGCGCTGAACGAGGCGAAATACCCGCGCTATCAGCCAACGGCTTCTATGGTCTCAACCGGCGGCACTCGAACCAAAGCACCACAGCAGACAGTCACGATGCAGCAACCTCAGTCGGGCTATCAGTACAACATTGATTACCAGGCCGCGCAGGATGCAGGCAACTTTCTCAGAGCCCTGAAAGGGGAAACGGGGGACGCCACCAACCGCAAGCAGGGCCAGCCTGATCTGGATACCGCCTTAACCCTGCTGAACAAGACGCCCTATTCCAGTATCAACAATGCTACCGGGCTAAAGCTGGATACCGACGAACAGGGCAATCAGTTTCTTTCTATTCTGGGTGCAGAGCAGTCGGTACTTGGGCGCATGCCCATGACAGAGGTTGAACGTCAGCTGTCCAACCTGAACAGCTACGCCAGCCGTTACCGTGCGGAAAACACCCCGGCAAGGGAGGCCGTTCTTGGCAGCAAAGAGCTGGCTGAAGGCGCGGCAGCGGCCAGAGAAGCAGCTACCGACCCGGGTAATTTGGCCGGCATGGGCTATCAGTTGGACGAATCCGGACGCTATGCCCGACAGGGCAAGAACGGAGGCCTTGAATTTTACGACGCCAACCAGGCAGGCCAGCAGGCTTATGATGGCTTTATGAGCCAGTACGGACCACAGGCAGCCGAGCAGCGCATTGCTTACGACCCGAGGTTTATGGAAACCCAAAGCGCACCACAGTTTGGCGGCTATGGTCTGGGCTTTGATACCGCCAGCCGCATGAACCGCCAACCCGCTTCACCGCAGGACCAGCCCGACCCCGCTAAACTGGCGGCACTGCTGGCAGGCAGAAGCAACGGCAGCAGTGGTAATGATCATCTGCCTGCACCAAATGATATTGATCACCGGATACCCACCCGGGGTCAGGGTTATGCCGCTGCATCGGGCTATCAGCCAGGCAAGAGTTTTTACGGAGACTGATGGACAAATACACCGATCGCATGCTTAACCGGCTGTTACTGGAGGTATGGCCTACTCCCAAGCCGGTTTGCGGATTCTACAAAGGCGAGTTCTATAAAGACTTTAAGGATGAGTCCAGAAGCCGCAGAGGTGAAAAGTACAATCGCCTGATACGACTCAAGCGCCGACTCCGGAACATACCCACCTATCAAACCTTTCATAACTATTCATAACTAAGGCAGCCCTTGCCGCTTTTGGCTTTCAGTATTCTGTTCAGTACAATAACTGTATGGATAGCCAGCCTGTATAAAAAACCAGACTCCACCAGAATTCAGGAACCGCTCTAATGAATTGGGAAGAAATCACCCGCAGCCCTCAATACCAGCAAGCCGAAAACGACTACGAACGCGAGGTTATCCGTAACAACTTTATTCAGCAGACCGTGGATCAGTATGGCTGGAATGAACAGCAGGCGGCACAATTCCGCAGCGAGTTTGATAAGTACACCGCACCAAGGGGAGATGTCTATTCTGGCGAGCTGAATGATGCCTGGAACTCTATAAGGTCGGGTGCAGCATCGGCCACGGCGGATATGGCGCAGTTCTTTACTGGAGGCACACCGAACGCTGTCAGTAAAGGCATTCGTGGTTATGCGGACGACTGGGCAGAAGACAGAAGCCCTTCCACCATCCAGGCGGTGGAAAATTTCGGGTTTGGTGAAGGGCAGGAGCTTACCGGCAGAGGCTTTGCCTATGGTGCATTATCGGGCCTGGGCTCCATGGCTCCCATGATGGCAGGCGGTGGTTTGCTGGGCAAAGGTTTGCAGTACGGGGGTAAGGCGCTATCCGGTTACGGCAAGGCAAAAAAGGCACTGGAGGCCGCAGATAATGTTACGGACGCAACGGCAGCAGCAGGCAGACTGGCCAAGCTGGATAAAAATATTGATCGTGCCAGCAGTGTGCTTGGCCACGGTACTGTTGGCGGCGCTATGGTGGGTGGTGGCGCAGGCAACCAGACCTATCAGGAAGTCATGGCGCTGGACGACCAGACGCTTCTGAGCAGCAAAGAGTTCCAGAACTACTACCGCCAGACCTATCAGGAAACCCCGGACAACAAACGTCAGGCGTTCGATAAAGCCAAGGCGATGCTGGCTGAAGATCTGGCCGCAGGCGCTACCGCAAAAGCAGGCGGTATCGGTTTGGCATCCATGGCGGTTCTGGGTCCGCAGCTTCAGAAGATTGTCACCGGCAAAGGGCCCCAGGGAATCATTAAAGGTGGTGCGGCCGGTGCAGGCACCGAAGGTGTGCAGGAACTCTTTGAAGGCGGTGGACAACAGTGGGCAACTAATACAGAACTGGCCGGTATTGATGGCCGTTCACAATGGCAGGACGTTGCCAACGTAGCGGCAACCGGCGCGTTACTGGGTGCAGGTTCCGGTGGGGCGATGGGAGCCGGTGCTGGTGTATTCAGCCGGGGTAATCAGCAGCCGACGCAGGAGCAGCTGGCAGAAAACTTCACAGCCAATCAGCGAACCATGGCGGCAGCTGAGCAGGAAATCAGCCAGTTTAATACGGATATTGCCAACGCCAACCAGGTGCTGGCCAAAAGCAATGAAGATATTCGCTTCCTTGAAATGGAAATGCAGAAGGATGGCGCTGATACGGAGTTCCTGGCCGACCAGCTGAAAGAAGCCACTGCCGCACGGGATCAGGCCGCTGCCAACATCGAAGACCGGACCAGCCGAAGGATAGGCGCGTTTAACCAGATCCGGGATGTGGCTATGGCCAATGCCCGGATTCAGCAGCAGATCAAGCAGGCAACGAGCCAGCCACAAACACGACCCGGGCAGAATGAAGAAACTCAGCAAGCCGACTGGCAGCAGTGGGGCAGTGACGGGGTAGACTACAACCGTCCGGCAGGGCAACGGGAGGGCGCACAGGGCGATCAGTTCCGCGCACCCCGTACCAACCCATTTAATGATATGGGCGAGCAGCGCATAGGCCGTGATGACGGCAAGCCGTTCAAGTCTATGGTGGAGCTTCAGGACTACGCGGACCGGATGAAGCTGACCCGCTTTCCATTTATGGTCCAGAAGGTCAACGGCGGTTATGTTCTGGTAGGGATGCCTGATCAGGTGCAGCAGCAGGCAGAGCAGCAAGGCGCTATCACCCGTATCAACCCGCAGGAAGAACAGCAGAACAACAACTTTGAGCGTGTACTGGAAGGCCAATATATCCCGCTGTCTGACCTTATTCAGGCAAGGCAGGCGCAACAGGCCGCACAGCCCACGCTGACACAGCAACCACAACAGCAAACCGCACCAAAGGCAGAAGCAGAGCTATTCCCATACCGTGGCGCAGCACAGGAGTTTATGCAGCGTAATGGCATCCAGGGTAATCCGGTGCAGCTGGATAATGGCTTATGGACCATACGACCACAACAAGCCGCATTGACCGACGAAAGCCGCTTGTATGTTGACCGTGACGGACGAGCCAGCGACAACCGCCAGAACCTTGCAGAAGATCAAAGGGCAAGACAACATCCCGGGTATCCCCGCGAGTCGGCTATTCAGCCTGAACCGGCACCTCAGCCACAACAACCCGTCCAACCCATGGCACTGGAAGACCAGCGACGCACTTATGTAGATAGCCGGGGCAATACCGCTGACAACCTGCAAGCCATTAACCAGCAGGCCAGAATCGACCGGGAAAGCGCAGCCGCGCAGAACCACCCGGGCTATGCCTACACTGGCGATGATAGCGACTATCAGAAGTACTCTGAAAAAGCCTCACAGCTCAACAAATTGATGCGGAAGTTTCAGGGCGACCCCCGTGACAAGTCACATTTTTCTGAATTAAAGCAACTCATTCAGGAAACCAAACGCTTAGAAAAGTCGGCCATGGAGCAGGCCAAAGCGCGACGCAAGCCCATTGCTACCGTGAACCGTGTCAGCTTGCTGCAACAGGCCAGGGCTGCACTGGAAAGCCAGCGGATGAATGAATTCAATAACCTGATGGCGGATATTCGTCAGACCAATCTGGAAGAACAGCAGCGTCTGTCCGGGCAGGATTCAGCCAATAACACCGCCTACGACAGCCGGTTAAGCAATCAGCAATACCGGGAATACCTTGAAATGACCGCACAGGAGGTTGAGTCAGAAGCCGTTATAGCAAGAGCAAAAGCCAGAGAGGATAAAGGCAAAGCCGGAAAGGTAAGGGACGACGATACATTACTGACCGCTATTGGTCGTTTGGGTGGTCTGAGAACCGACACCGTAGAAGACTCTATAGCCGAAAGTATTCCGGTATGGGCAAAAGAAAACGGCAAAGGATTAGCTAGCCGCTTTGTCAAACAGCAAGGCGAAACCATGGACGATATGGGGCGCATACTGGCCGGTTACGGATACTTTGACAAGAACGGGCAGGAATACGGCGCTAACAGCTTGAGCGAGGCAATCTGGGAAGAAATCGCAGGACGCCCACGATTCTCTCAGGCCATGGGCGATTACAGTCAGGTAGCGCAGCAGCAAAGCCTGAGAGCAGCCAGTGGTGCCAGCAATGTCACCGCGCCGGCAGTCAGGGCAGCGCTGGCAGGAGAGCCACTGTCACCGGCTTACCGTCAGGAAGTGAGCCGGATTCTGGACGAGGCCGAATCAGACCCGTACTTTGATAAGCCGGAGTACCTGAACCAGCAGGCCGCTGATATTGATCAGTCAAGGCAGGATAACGCTGTCACTGATGACTGGTATGATCGGATGGAGCCAGTCGCTATAGGCTATGCTGATGCTAAGACAGACCTTGACGCCAGCACCTTTGATGGTGAAGACTGGGATTTAATCGAAACAGAAGCAAGAGAGCTGTCCACGCTGGCAGACGCACAGGCCAACGAACAATTTAACCAGGTAGAAGAAGATGGCGACACTGACCAGAGAACAAGCCCGACAGTACGCTATGGCGCTCAGGGAGTGGGAAGAGAAAACCGGCAAGAGTCGGTTCAGGGCCGACAATCAGAAGAAGCAGGCCCAGCAGAACAGCAACGTGGTACCAATCCGCAAGAAGTAGACGACTTCACTCTCACCGCCCAAACCGAGCAGGAGCTTCAGCAGCAGGCCGAGCAGCGGCAGGCCGCTGAAGCCGAAGCCCGCCAGCAAGAAGAACAAGCCCGACAGAAACGCGACGCCGACAAAGAGGCGAACGACTTTGTATTGTCTGGCTCTGACTCTGCCAGCGATCAGGCCGCAGCCAGGGGGCAGGCTGATTTGCTCGGAGCCAACTCCAAAGCATCGGAATCAGAGCCCAACCCTGAACCCACCGAAGCCCAGAAACAGGCAGGCAACTACAAGAAAGAACACATTAAGCTGCAAGGGCTCGATATCAGTCTGGAGAACAAACGAGGCTCTACCCGTTCCGGCACCGATCCTGATGGTAACGAGTGGTCTGTTACCATGGCTCACGACTACGGCTATATCAAACGGACTGAAGGTGCAGACGGGGACCATATTGATGTATTCGTTGGTGAGAACACTGACAGCGAGCAAGTCTTTATTGTTGACCAGGTAAACAAGGATGGTTCCTTTGATGAGCATAAAGTCATGCTTGGCTTTACTGATCGGGAGTCAGCGATCAATGGTTACAAGGCCAACTATCAGAATGGCTGGAAGGTAGGTGAAGTCACTCAGACCAGCATGGGTGATTTCAAGAACTGGCTGAAGAATGGCGACACGACCAAGCCTGCATCAAAGCAGCAGATTGAAGTAAAAGAGCTATCCAGCAAGGTAGACGACGACACCCTTAATAGCGAGTACCATTACAAAGCCGCACAAGACGCCTTTCAGCACAGCAGCCGCAACGCGCCGCAATCCTATCGGGAAGGGTTTATCAGAACGGTTAAGGAAGTCTATCAAGCAGGCTTGGAGAAAGCAGAAACAGACCAGCAGAAAGCCGCCCTTGATACCGCTATTCAGCAATTCAAAGCCGACTACCTGGAAGCCGAGAAAGCGTACTTTGCTGTCCGTTCAGGCGTAGCATCCTCACACATTGCAGGCCGGAACAACTTCAACAGCAGACAGGCCGAAAAGCGGGGTAACGCCGATGATCGGGCTCTTGAGAAACTGAACAACCGGATTAATGCGCTCAAGCCTGATGTGGCCCGCGCGGTATCGGATGCCAGGACACCGGAACAGAAGCAACGAGATACAGAAGCCACCGAGCAGAAGCGCAACCAGCAGACTGAGAACAAGCTGATTGAGGAACTGGCTAGCTACGCTGGACTGATTGCCGCACCGGGCATGGATAAAAACACCTTCCGGGGCAAGGCGCTGGAGTTTCTGAATAAGCTGCACAACCATTCACCGGAAGCCGCACAAAAGACGATGGCGACCATTGAGCAAACACTGGAAAAGGTGGGTGGTTATAAGAAGGTATTCGGAGGTCGTTCCAATCTCTATAAACGCTGGCAGGAGCTCAAAGGGGAGCCAGCTCAGCAGAGTGAAAGCAAGACCGGCAAGCCAGAGGCGAATAAAAAGCCCCGCAACCTGAAGACGGATAGCGCCAGTAAGGTATACAGCAATATCAATATGGGCGGTTACTCGATTCTGTCCGATGGTGCCAGAGTAACCATTACGGGGAGTAATGGTGAAGCCATTGCACAGATAGAAACCGAAGACGGGACTATCTACCAACAGCAGGGAGAAAGCATACAAGGCAGCAGTGTTAATAACGCCATTAAAAAGCTGTTATCCGATTACTTCAAAGGAAAGGCTAAGCCAGTAGAGGACAACACTGAACCCACTCCACCCAAAGGCAGCAAGCCGCAAACAGAGAGCCAGTCAGAACAGAAGTCTGAAGGCCAGCCCGCAAAACAGGAAGCAGGGCAAAGAACGCCGGACTGGAGCAAGGCCACCATCAACGAAGCCTTTGACGGTATCAGCTCCATGATGGACGGGGAAATGTCATTCCCTGAATACCAGGCACTTGCCCAAGGTATCACCGGCAATATTGACGGGCTACGCGCAGAGTTTGCCAGCATGACCAAGAACAAGATCTTTGGTCGCATGGGGCGCTACTTTGCTGCATTCCATCGGGATGATAAGAAAGGCGCACTGGTAGAGTCTGCCCTTGAAACCGTTCTTAACAGCTTGAAGGTTGGCAAACGAACCAGTGACGGCCCCATTTCTTTTGAGCAAGTGATTCGAGGCGAGGACCGGATTCAGAAGCGTATCGACGCGATTAACAAGGTAACTGAAGACGACTACAAAGCCTATCTAGAGGACCGGAAGAAGCAAGAAGCCGAAGCAAAGCAGAAGAACGAAGAGCGACAAAAGGCACTTGATAACCCTGAGACACTGGAAGAATACCAGTACTTTATCGAACGCAAAGGGGAGGACGCATTAAACCCTGACCAGATGGAGCAGCTTGACGCCCTGATTACCGAGAAGCGTCTGAACAAAGAGCAAGAAGCCGACGAGAAAAAAGCGGAAGTCTCCGGGGTATCAGGCGACACCGCTTACACCACCGCCGAGACTACTCACGCCAAGAAAGGGATACCCTTATTTGTGGCATCCCTGGACGGTCGGGTAGAGCGAGAACAGTTCAACGAGCTACGGAACAAAGCCAAGGCATTGGGCGGCTGGTATTCTGGCTTTAACAAAAACGGCGCTATCCCCGGATTCCAGTTTGAGAGCGACGATACCCGGCAGCAGTTTATCAATGTACTGGCCGGTGAAATGGAATCTTCAAACAAGCTTGAGCAGAAGAAACAGACCGCACAGGAAAAGCGGTTGGAGAAGCTGCGACAGATGGCCGGAGAGTTTGAACAGGGTGGTGAGCAGGCGCTTAACGCTGACCGGAAAACCAACACCGCGAAGCGCGCCAGAGAAGCCGCGTCAGCATGGAGAGCCGCCGAGAACTCTATCAAGCATGGTCGTTTACTGCGTCAGATTGCCGAGGCAACTGAAGCGGGAATGGTCAAGCTGCTGTCTCGCATTAATGCCAACACCCAGCTTGAAGAACTGTTAAGCATACGCAACCGATTAAAGTGGAATGCAGTATGGAAGAGCAGCGACCTGGTAGAGCGAGAGCCGGGCAGTGCAGACAACTACCAATGGAAAGAAGGCGTTACCGTTAATCAGATAGTCGCTGACGCCAATTTTGATCTGAGAGTCTGGACAAGCAAAGTAAAAGACCTGCTGGAAGCCATGAGCGAAACCAAAGGCTACAAGCAGGCAGCGAAAGGCATGCTCAAGGCAATAGAGAATTACCAGGAAGACTATATAGACCTGAACCACCCGGCATTGTGGCGGCACATTGATAAACTGAAAACTTTCGCCAGAGAAAATAGAGGGGCAAGCAGCCGGTTACAATGGGAAGCCGAAGCAGTCTATGAACCCTTTCTGAAACAACACCGTTTAGCGCAAATGGGTATTACCGATGGAGCATCTTTACGCTTTGCTCTTAGAGAACTCTACGAAGTTGAGAAGGGCGTAGAAGCGGTAAAACGGGACCGGCTGAAAGAGATGGAGTTGGATTTAGTCGGCAGGAAATACCCTGGATTCTTCCCAACCCCGGACGCCACTATCGACACCCTGTTAGATCATGCCGACATTCAGCCCGGTATGAGTATGCTGGAACCGTCTTCCGGTAAAGGTGATATTGCCCACCGGATGAGAGAGGCCAACCCTGACGGAGAAATTACGGTTATCGAAATCCAGAAGGGTTTACGGGATTTTCTGGAAGCGCGAGGATTCCAGCCGGAAGGCGTGGACTTTTTAGAGCACGAAGGCCAGTACGACCGCATTGTTATGAATCCCCCCTTTGAAGAAGGGCAGGATATGGTGCATGTTCAACACGCATACAGCCAGCTTAAGCCAGGAGGTCGTCTGGTTTCTGTGATGTCGGCCACCAGTGGCGACCGGCAACGCAAGCAGGACCAGGCGTTTAAGGAATGGGTAGAAGATAATGGCGGTGTATTTGAACCATTGCCAGAAGGCTCTTTTAAATCTTCATTCAGGCCTACAGGTGTAAACACCAAAGTTCTGATTATGGATAAGTCGGAGGGTGATAGCGCCACCAGTGACAACCGTTACAGACTGAACCGGGATAACGCCCGGGGCATCAACCAGACCACTGCCAACAAAGCAGCCGCCACCATAGGCGACCAGTTAGGCGTCACGGTGAATGTTGCCACGAACGAAAGCCAGCTACCGCAGCATATCCGCAACCAGATGGAGGCAGACGGGGTTAGCGGTGTTAAAGGTATCTTTGACAACCGTACCGGGCAGGCCTGGATAGTATCCAGCAACCTGAACGACGAAGCCGAGGCGATCCGTACCGTACTCCATGAAGTGGCAGGGCACCAGGCACTTACACAGATGCTTGGCTCTGACATGGACAGCATCATGGCGCGCATCCATAACGATATGCCCGCCGATGTTAAGGCCCGGATCGGGAAGGACTACGCCAGCCAGCTCAAGGGCATGGACGCGCAGACCCGTAAGGCAGTGGTTGCCGAGGAATACCTGGCACACCTTGCCGAAACCAACCCGACCAGCAGCACCTTTAAGCGGTTTGTTTCCAAGGTTCGCCGTGTACTGAGAAAGCTGTTCCCGAATATTCAGTGGACTCAGGACGATGTGGTTGAGCTACTGGAAGCAGCCCGGAAGAAATTAAAAGAAGGTGGTCCACAGGGACCGAAGGGAGGTGCGAAATCAGATAGCAGCAGCACCAACCGTTACAGCCTGGCCGCCAGCGCCACCCAGGCCAACCTGTCCGATGATGTGCAGGGCGTTATGGATAAAATTCACGGTGGCAGACAGCAGCAAGTCGGTATCGTTGACCGGGTTAAGCACTGGTTCAAGGATATGGAGCTAGCCAGCAAGGACGCATGGAAAGCCATCGGCGACAAATTCTACACCGGCATGATTGACCAGTTTGACCCCATCGCCAAAATGGAAAAGGCGGTTAATGCTGGCAAGCTGAAAGAGGCCAAGGATTCAGCCTACAAAGCCACATTGAGAACCAAAAACCTCGACGGGATTATGACCGCTGTACTGGGCAAAGGCACACCCCAACTGAAAGACGGAAGTGTAGTAGTCCGCAACGGCTCAAAAGGTTTACTGGAAATCTTCGAGCCACTGGCCAAGGCCGGACAACTGGAAGTCTGGGAAACATGGGCCGCAGCAAAACGGGCGCAACGGTTACTCAATGAAGGCCGGGAAAACCTGTTTACCCAGGCTGACATTGACACCATTAACCGACACGTCAACGCACGACCAGAACTGAAAAAACAGTTTGAAGAAGCGCACAAACAATACCAGGCATTCAATAAACAGATTCTCGACTTTGCCCAGGAATCCGGATTGATCGACCCTGAAAGCAGAAAGCTGTGGGAGACCGACGACTATTTACCATTCCACCGGGTAAACCGGCTGGATGACGGGAAACAAAGCAGCCTGCTACGCCGTAAAGGGTTAAGCAACCAGCAAAGCGGCATCAAACAGCTGGAAGGTGGTGTTGACCAGATCAGCCCCATGGAAGCGATCTATCGTAATACTGCCAGCCTGATAGATGCCAGCATGAAAAACATTGCCATGCAGCGCATCAGTGATGTGGGTGTAGCCGCCGGAGCCATGGAGAAAACCAACGGCGGTATTCGCCTGACCATGGACCAGGTGAAAGAGCGACTGGTCAGCAAAGGCATACTTGATGAGAAAGACACGCTGAACCAGGAACAGAAAAAGCGTTGGGAATCCTTGCTGATCAAATTTGAAGATATGGGCGAAGGCTCGGTCAAGGTCAGCCGTGACGGAAAGACCGAGGTTTACCACGTTAAAGAAGGCAATGAGGACTTGCTGGAAACCATGCAGGCCATGGGGCCGGATACCTTACACGGCATTCTGAAAGTGTTTGCCATGCCGAAACGGTTGCTCACATCCATGGTAACAGCAGACCCGGGCTTTATGGCGCGTAACTTTGTGCGGGATACCTTGTCTACCTGGATGACGGTTCATCCTGAAGTCGGCGGTAAGACGCTCCATGCGTCAATGACAGAAGCGATTGCCAATGTGAAGAAAGGTCTGGAGTCAGACGACCATTGGTCGCTGATGATGGCCGGAGGTGGCAGCGGTGGATTCTATGAAGTCACACCGGAGAACATCAGGGGCAAACTGACACCGGGGCAATACAAGGCGCACCATCGTAGAGTAATGGATAACCTGGAACAAGGCTGGCAAGGCTGGCAGAAATTCGGCAGCCGGTTTGAAAACGCCAACCGGTTAGCGGTATTCAGCGCCGCCATTGATAACGGTGCCAGCATTGCCGAAGCAGCACACCAGGCGCAGGACGTATTGAACTTCACCAAGCGCGGCAAGTGGCAGAGTATGCGAATACTCACCGAAATTATCCCGTTCCTCAATGCCCGTATTCAGGGCTTGGATCGACTGGTCAGAGGTGGTATCGAAAACCCCGCAGCCATGTTTACCCGAGGCCTGATCTATACCGCCGCCAGTGTTGCTTTGTGGTCCCTGTTTGCCGACGACGAGCGTTACAAGGAACTGCCCGACCATGAAAAGCTAACCTGGCACCACGTATGGCTACCCGATGGAAATCATATCCGAATCCCGAAACCGTTCGAGATGGGCGCGATTTTCGCCACCTTGCCAGAGGTATTCAACAACGTCGCCTTTAATGGGGAGGACGGGGAGTGGGCCGGGAAGATGATCGGCAAAATGTTCACCGATGTATTTGCTATGGGAATGCCTCAAATCATCGCGCCTGCACTGGATGTTGCCCGGAACAAGAACAGCTTTACCGATGCCCCGATCCTGTCCCTTGGCATGCAGTACCAGATGCCCGAGAGCCAGTACACCCCATGGACCAGCGAAACCACAAAGGCACTGGCTGAAGCCATGCCGGATGGCGCGCCTGAATGGATGCGTTCACCCAAACGGCTTGAATACCTGCTAAGAGGGTATTTCGGCACACTGGGCAGCTATGCCTTAATGAGTGCTGATGCACTGGCCAGAGAAGCCAGGGGTGCACCAGAGCGACCAGAGTGGAGCGTGAGACACTACCCGGTAATTGGTTCGTTCATTCGTGGCAACGACGAAGGCGCTACCCGCTACAGTACCGAAATGTACGACCTGCTACGGGAGTCAAACGCGCTGGCCAGCACCATCAAGAACTACACCGAGCAAGGCCGACTGGAAGAAGCTGCCGAGCTGGAAAGGGAAGGGAGCGAAGCGCTGGACAGTCGTAAGGAGTTGAACCGCTACAGCCGCCAGATCAGCAAGTTGAAGAAAGAAGTCAGGAAGATTCTGGACAGCCGGTTTATGACGGCACCACTGAAAAAGCAGCGCATTGATCGGCTGAACAGTCAGGTTAATGATTTGTATGAAGAAGCGATAAGGGAGGCTGGCTACTGAGGCAGTCACAAAAAAGCCCGGAGTGATCCGGGCCCTTCCCTTTACCGTTTTCTGTGACTTTAATTTTTTTCAGAAAGAGTATCACTCTCACACCGCACCTCTGCCCACTCAACAATCTTCTGCAACTCGCGGCGACGCAGCTTGCTCAATAGAAAGATTAAACGGCCTATCACATCGCTTCGGGTATCCACCCCCATCACCAGCCAGTCCAGTGAAAAGCCAAAGCGCTCAGTAATCTTTTTCAGGTCCTTCATCCCCGGATGACTCTTGTTATGCTCCCAACGGTTCCAGGTAGACGAATCCACACCAACCTTGCGAGCCATGTGTGATTGACTCGCTTTAATCTCTAGCCTCGCAAGGCGCAAGCGCCCGCCGAACGTTCTTCTCATTTTCTTATCCTTGTGTGCTGCCTGTTAGAGCGATTGTGCAACGGATGCACAGGAAAAGAGCTTTTATTGTGCGCGAGGAACAAGGTTAGATGAAAAATTGACCTGTATCAGAATCTTAATCACCGCACTCTCGCACCATAGGCGCAGGCAAACAACTGCGCAGAAGCATCTTTAAGATGCGGCCGTCGAAACTGAGGATAGTTATGCAAATAATAAAGCAACTGATAGAAGCCCGTTCGCTTTGCCGGAAGACACTGGCAACAGCACCGGTCACAAATCGAAGCCCGTTTGAAGAAACCGCAGTAAGGGCATTGAGAGTAATAGAAGAGGTTTTGTATCAGGCATCAAAGGATGTAACTCCTCAGATGCCCGATAGCAAGGAATAGAAACTGGAGTCGGGCGTTAACACTCAGCACGTGAGCCCGGCTGTTCCCCGAAGGTGTTGTATTCCCCGGACGCCCGACATAGTGCCGTTTGTCCTACAGGTGGTTAAGCCTGTCGTGCTCGCTGTTAGACGAAGGAACGAAGCAGTAAACTGCAACGTCCGGGGAACTATAGCAGATTATAGAGCAAGCCGTACAGCTATCTATAAGCGGGCGGAATTGACAGGCTGTTGTCGTATTCGATCATTCGGTGAACAGGGCAAGGGTAGGATTTTGTTGGAAGATTTGTTGGATGGGCGACAGAGTTATTTTTAAGGAAATGATTGTAAGTCGTTATATTTAAAGGGGTTTATCTGGTCGGAGCGAGAGGATTTGAACCTCCGACCCCCACAACCCCAT